GTAGTACCATCTGGAAAGAAAATACCATGTTCAGTAAACACCGTAATCGGAAACCATACAAACCCATCATCGTCAGTTACTGATAAGTCATGTAATAACTTAGGAGTTGACTTTAAAAAATGAGTATGTTGTTCAGAGCCAGCTTTCATAGCCTCGTTGGTAGTAAATCCTGATATCATACATAATTTACTATTCAATCCAGTTACTGGGTCTGATTCTACCAATACCGTTAACTCTTTCGTAATTGGCGATATCTCATCGTACTCGGCCTTAGGCTCGTTAATTGGAATTTCTTTTGTCATATTATACTTTCTGTAATTTTGGTAAATTTAATTTAGGCATTTGAATTGGTACTGCCTGAGGTATGTTGGTTTCATATTTAGTTAATATGTCAGCAAATCGTTTATCCATTGCTTCCATACTAAAATTATCTTTTAAGAATTTTACACCTTTACGAGACTTTTCTAAATATTGTTTATAGTTATCTACTACATGTCGTAATACTTGTCCGGCATATGCATAATTAACCGTATACCATTCGCTATCTCGTAAAATCCAATCATTAACTGCACTTGGGTCAACTTTAGTCATACCACCTGGTAGCAATGTATGATATTCAGGTTTTAAGAAATCTAAGTGTCCACTCCAAGCCGAAGTTATAACTGGCTTACCACTTAATGCAAATTCTTGTAATGGTCTTCCATATCCTTCACCGTGTGTAAATGATACCATAGCTTTTACTTTAGGATGATTGTATAATGCATTCATTTCCTCATCCGTTAAATCGCCATGTAGTAAGTATACGTTAGGAGCCTTAGGTCCTATACTAGCACGTACCTCTTGTATCTTTTTATAGCATTGTTCTCTATCGATAATACTAAATGTAGCACCTGACGTCTTTAATATTAAAGCTGGTTTATTGGCACTACTTTTATCTTTAAATGCATTTGCAAATGTATGAATTAACATTGCAATATCTTTTCTATCTCCACCAATGCCGCCTTGTATCCAATGTCCAACAAATAAGAAGGCAAAGTCTTCTTTTACGGTACTCAATACATCGGATATATTCTTATTACCTAAACCATCTTCCGTTTTAAAATACGTTGTTAAATCAGACCCTTCCAATAGCACTTCTACCGGAGTAGTTAAATGTAATTCACCTATCTTTTGTTGAGTGTTATTATCCATTTGGTCAAATGACATATCTTCAAACACTTTCTTGCTATGTTCAGAAGTAGTAATAATCAAATCCATTCTATTGCAGCCTTCTATCCATTGAGGTGCACACATAGTAGTTTCGATACCAGCTGTAATACCAATATTAAACTTACCAACCTTTTGAAATTCATTTGGTATTGATACTTGAATGAATATATCAGGTTGATATGTAAAATTCGGTACGATTCTAGTCTTTATTGCATTTGATAACTCGTCCTCATTCTCCAAAGCGTCCATAGGAGTCGAACCCCATGGTAAAGATATAACTTGTATGTTATACTTATTCATTTTAATTAACGATGCTAAAATATCTCTAGCATGCGCTCCGTAACCACTTCGTGTAGCTACTGGTCCTACAAAACCTATTGTTCTCATATAACTATTCCTGGATTTTCGATTTTTCTTTTTTCTGTTACTTGATACATAGCAAAACGTTTACGAGGTGTCCATTTTTCTAAACATGTATTAATATGTTTAATAAAATTATCACTCATATGTTTTGCTGACATCATAGATTCTTCTGATAATACCCACTGTCTACCAGCTAATCCTCGCGTACCTCTTTCTAATGGAGACATAGTATACCAATACATAATAGCTTCTGCTACGTCTTTAAAGTCAACCCTATCATCGAATATGTATGGAGTAGGTACCGAACCTTGTAAACTTCTATTGCTTGGAAATACCGGTTTAGCCCATGAACCACATTTCTTATAACGACCTGAATGATTGCTTGGAAACTCTGTATTGAATTCAATCCATTTACCATCTTCGTCCTCAAAACGCATATGGTCTTGTAAACCTCCCGTAACATTATTAATGATAGGAGTACCAGCCATTAACGATTCTACACCTGATATACCAAATCCTTCGTTACTAGCTATATTAATAGTAACATCGGCAATATTATAGTACATGTTCATTACTTTAACATCTACCGGTTTATCTGAGAACAATACTTTATAATCAGGACAAACGGCATCTTTAACTGCAAATAAGTCTGTACCATTTTCATCTACCGGTTGAGTGTGCATTAGTAATGCACATTTCGCAGCTTGTTCTTTAGGCAACCTATCGCAAAATTCTTTATATGCCAATATCACGTCACCTGGCTGTTTTCTTCTAATGTTTCTGTTATTCCAGAACATTACAAAATCTACACCATGTTTAGTTTTGATATCACCGTATAACTTTTGATAGTCTTCCCATTATGCATGTTCTTCATTAATTGGGTAGAAATGTTTTTCATTTACGCCATGAGGTACATATTGTACTGCCCATTCTTCTTTAGGAAATCTGCGTAATACATTTTTTACGATGTTTTGAGTCTGTCTACTAATGTTTAATAACATATCACATGACTCATAGAAATCTTCATTCCAGAATGGATATGGTAGGTCATCCCATATGTTATAATACATAATAGGCATTTGCTGACGTATCTCATGCTCCATTTGATATAACCATCCCCAAAATCTCGGGTCGGTAAAGTGCATAATACCATCAGGTTTCTCTCTACGAATGATTTCTCTTAATAAATTAGGGTCGCCATATCCGTTATTAGCATAAATTCTAACATTGGCATCATCGATACCTAAGTCTTTGTTAATGCTATCCGATATGTCGATAACTTTTCCGGCTTCTGGATGTTTAATAGCCGCTCCGATCTGAACCCAATCAAAAACATGAGCCGTACCTACTACAAATTCACGAGACATAGTAGCGATACCAGAATGTAATCGCAAATCGTCTGCTAGTAATAGTATTTTTTTCTTTTTAGGCTTGTTAGGGTCTATCTTACGTAACTTTGGCAGTTGTAACTGTTGCATTGTGTAACCTTTTTAATATTAAATATGTTTAAATATATGTAAATTAATTCATAACGACTATCTTTTTTTTACGTGCGTTAACGGTATTGATAGCCGTTACAAATGAATCTACCGTTTCGCCTTTAGGTACAAGTATAATTAAATTATCTACGTACCTACCTAACATCATATAACGATGTGCATGTTGACTACCATGCCAAGGCTTGCCAAAATAATCTTCTGGTAATACGGAGTATAAACCGTGAGGTGTATGAGCTGGATTGAATTCTTTATACTGTATATTAAATTCTAACGCATATTTCTTAACATATCGTTCAGCTCCAGAAGTAGTGCCACCTGATATAATAACTAACTCCGGACCGAATTTTTGTTTTAATGATGTTAGTATATCTCGTATCCTACGTACATTTTCATAATTCTTCGAACCAATTATACCTATATGCATACTTTTATTTCTATTCTTTAATGCGTTTCGCCACCGGACAGAGGTCCTCGGAGTTGGCGAATTCACAATACTTGCAATTCTTGTTTTGTTTACCGGCAACCGCCACATATTCTCTTTCCGTATTATACTTACCATCTGGTGTGAATGAACTTTCTACAAACGCATATAAATCTTTTAAAACCTTATTACGCGTTGGTTTACCACTTGCTGGCGTAAATTCTTGTACTCGCTTTTGCGGAAACATCGACCCTTCGAAAAGCTTACGTCTAACAATAAAGAATTGTACATCAATTTTCTCTACGTCAATTCCGTACTGTCTAGCTAAATATTCTTTATAGATGATTAACTGCGCAGTTTTAGTAGAATCTTTTTTATTATTATCTGTCCAGCCACGAGTACTAGTCTTGATATCATATACTAATAACTTATCAGCTTCTACATCACGTAAAATCAAATCGATGAAACCCATCAACTTGACTTTAGGCCTTGACTCTGTTACTGTAACTAATAACGGTAACTCGATACCTACTAATTCATAACCTTTTGTAGTAAAGTAGCCAGTACGTTTTTTACGTAACCATTCTAATATTTGCGTACCATCATCTAAAAACTCTGCTAATTCTTTAGGTGTCGAAAAATGCTGTCCATATTCCGTCATCTGCTGTTTGTACATATCAAACATTTTCTTTTTTAATGTACCGTGCAAATCCATACGGTCTGCAGACTTGGCGCTTACTTCATATAAACACTTCAACCATTCTTGAACAGTCTCATGAAACGCCGAACCAAACAATGTGTGTATGCTTGGTTGACTCGTACGTAGTTTCTTTACATACGCTAGTTCCCATTTCTTCTGACATGCTTGATACATAGAGAACTGTGAATAAGATACACGCATATCGCCTTCCTCTAATTGCGTTACATTAAACTTAAGAAAATTTTTCATTACTTTTGAAATGTTTGTCTGATAATTGCGCCTAACTCCATATCGTTTGGATTTTCATCAATTAGCTTTTGAATCATTGGTATGATGGACATTTCTTTTTTAAGATACTGAGCCAAATCCAATGCTTCTTCATATGCATGTTGCATATAATTGTCTTTATTGTTTTGGTCTAATGTGGTATTATACTTCTTAATACCGCGTTCGCTTCTGGAACGTAAATCGTTAATAACGCTTTCTGTAATTGTATCTATCATTTCAATAATTTTTTAATTTCGTTATCAGACTTACCATATCTTTCTAATAACTCTTTAAATATAAGGTCTTTTCCTTGTATTTTCAAGATTTCCGTATAATCGATTGCCTCAGATTCGCTGATTTGTAGGTGATTTTGAATGATTTGTACAAGTTCTTCGTTATATTCTGTACGTTTCTTACCTTTTATGTATTTACTAAAGAATTTCTTCTTAGGTAGGAAATCGTAGTACAATTTGTAGACTTCTCTTGGTTCTAATAACCCAATAGTATAACGTTGAAACATATCAACATACTCGATTAACTCAGGAGTCATTGACAGCCATCTATTAATCAAGTATGGTGAAAAGCTTTTCTTATCAGCTTCCGATAATGTTTCCCATTTACGTTTCTTATCGGTTATAAAACTAAGATGATCAAACAATGAGGCCGCTTTTTGTGGTTCCTGGTTCATCTTTTTTTGCTGGTTTTTCTTTTGGCATAAATTCTTCGTTGATGTATCCGCAATCGTCACATCTAAATACAGGTACAGGTACTAACATGTCCTGGTCTGTTCCTACTAATAGTTTCGCAATCTTGCGCAACATTACGGATTGTTTAAAGAATTGTCCACCACAGTTTTCACATTCTACCGGTGTTGCATCTTCCGGACGAATATTAATGTTCATCGGTTTATTCATTATCTTATCTCCTCTAATATTTTTATAGTTTCTAATTCATCGCTCCAAAAACGTTTCATAGTAAAACCGAATTCAGCTGCGATCTTATCTTTAAGTCTATCATTTTCGTAAATACGCTTTCGCCAATCCGGCATATCATCATATAACATACCTTTACCATGCCAATATGTACCGTCAATTTCAACAAGTATATTGCCTATTTTAAAATCGAACCAACGACCCGATAAATAAAACTGTTTCGAATACTCTATATTATTAGTTAATAATATTTGTTCGAACGTTTTTTCTGGGGTCGTATTAAATCGTTTTATTTTAGCTGCTTGTTTACAACTAATAGAGCAATATTTTTGTTGCATACGTCGTCCTAAACACGTAAACGTTTCTTTACAATTAAGGCACTGTTTAATAACGTCCGGAATTTTTCTAGATTTATTAAATTCTCTAGTCTTTTTACGTCCGGCATCACTTGAATAGTATCGACCTTTATCAGTAACTTTACGTTTGACGTCGTCGACTTGTGCAGGATTTTCTACACCATACTTACTTACGCATGTTTTCTTTGCCTTCGTACGATTGTTATAATTCGCATTACCGTATTTTAGTAATTTGATTTGTTTTAAATGCAATGTACGGCATGGCATGCTACATGTAACTCCTTGACCGCGATGTTCGGTATTACATATCACACAATATTTTACTTTTTTAGACTTCATAGTTTTTGTATCAATCTCTTTATCTATTATAAATATAGAGACGATACATTTTTTACTTTATCTCATCTAAAATTTTGATGAACATAGCACACGTATGTAATTCTTTATCAACAGCAAATGAATCCGTACTTTGTGACTCTGCTAATATCAAAATCACTTGAGCTAAATGGCCTGTTGCAAAGCTATCTAAGTTATCGTATAAATAAGTATATAGCGCAGTGAAGTCCTTTACCTTGCTATCTGCTAATAATTGACGTATTGCAGTAAAACTATCCTTTTTTGATTCTTTTGAATTGAGTATCTCTAATATGCGTAACATGTAGTTAGCTTGTACTAAAGATTCTTTATCTAAACGTAGTTTATTATCAATAACCTGACGTTGACATGTATTCAAAATACGTCTAATATCTGGATAATTGGCATTAACGATAGTAGCCAAATCTTTCATATCAAACTCTATATTTTCAGTTTGTAAGATTTTAGCCGTACGTTTTGCTACATCTGCTTTACTTGGAGGCGTAATACCGAATACTTGACAACGAGATTGAATTGGGTCAATAATCTTTTCAACATAATTACATGTTAAAATGAATCTCGTTGTTTTACTAAATGTTTCCATTAAGTTACGTAAAGCAGCTTGCGCATTAGGAGTCATGTAATCAGACTCATCTAATATTACAACTTTCCATTTACGGAAACCTATGGTACTAGCAAAGTTCTTAATTTTGGTTCTTACTGCCTCTACATTGTTTTCATCCGATGCATTAATATACATTAAATCGCAATCGATGTTTTTAGCAATGATTTTAGCTAAAGTTGTTTTACCTGTACCTGCAGTACCGTATAACAATAGATGCGGTACGTCGCCATTTTCGATGTAGATTTTTACTTTATCTACAACATGTTCATTGCCGACATACCCATCTAATGTATCCGGACGATACTTTTCAGTCCAAAGACTATTTTCTATTGTATCTGTATTAAACATTTTTGTTTACTTTTATATTTTTATAATAACGTTTTATATTTTCACGCCATGGTATCATACGTAGATTCGAAATATGTCCGATATCTTCCGCAGAAATTCCTTTACTAAAACCATCTGATATCGAAATTATATGGTCTAATTGGTAATTATCGGTACCTTTTTTAGCTTTGCCACGTTTTTCTATATTTTCTAACAAATGTAACGGCTGTCGATTCGTTATTTTCCATACCAATTGGTAGTATTTACGTTTTTCTGTTATCTGTTGCTTATAATCATCGATATCTATATCTTTCGCTAGACCTAATTTGCCTAATGAAATTTTATAACCAATCGTATCGCGATTCTGTCGTACCTTTTCCGATGAACGAATTCCGGCTGAAATTTTTATTTTCATTTCATCTGGTATCTGTTTACCTTTATTCCATGGCGTCTTACCTTTATTAGCTGCACTTAAACGTTTACGGTGTTCCTCACTATTCGTTTTACCGTATCTGCTATTTCGTTCACCTGATTGATTACAGCTCATACATAACGTACTTTCTAAACGTTTACGACGCGCCGGGTTAATATACTTACTTGATGAATATTTTGCTCGACCACATCCTCGACAATCGTTAATATACTCCATATACTTATCCTTTTAAATAAATATATGAAGTATACGATTTGTAATTGAATTAAGTTTCTCAGACTGACTGGAGCTGCACTAAAAAATACTCTGATGTATAGTCATCACCTTCAAAAGTTACTTTGGCTAAACCTTGTGCCGATACTTCGAACTTACCGGTTTTCATATCTTTGTTTGCCATTAAGATTTCTTTGAATAAAGTAGATGAGAAACATACCATATCCATATCACTTGTCTCTACCGCATCTACATTAAATTTAATACGGTTATTGTTGATAGATGAATAGTTGATTACGAAATTAACTTCATCACCTTTACATTGGATACCGAAATTTTCTGACTCAGGTAATGCATTTTTAGCTTTAACGAATTTTGTAATAAACTCATTAGAGATATTGATACAAACATTAAATGCCGGTAACTGCTTAATCTTAGGTACTTGACGAATAACTGATAAATCAGCTAACATAAATGTCATATTAACATCGCCATCATTAATACCTAACGATACTGCTTTATCAGATACGCTATTTACTTTAACATCGATATCCTCGCTAACAGCCGTTAACATCTTTACCAACTGCGGTGTAGCAAATACACCTAACTCACTCTCGCCTAAATCCATTTTAGTTGATACCGTACCAACTACGTTCTGGTCATCTGTGATGAATGTACATTTTACATTCTGTTCTGCCGATTCCCACTTTACTGATGTAGTAGCTCCCGCTAAATGGTATCTACTAATAAAATTTAATAAATTGCTTTTTTTCATATTATTTACCTGTATCAAAAAATTGATTAAATGTATTTTCACTCGTAGTGGTTGTATGATTACCACCAAATTTTAAATAGTAATTTCTATACTTTTCATACGTTTGTATAGCATGGTCCGGGTCTTCAAACATTTCATTCATACTTTTTAGTATCTGATAGAAATCGCTTGGAACAACCGTTTGTAACAATTCGAAATGCGAATCAATCAATTGGTCAATCATTTGAATAGTCTTGTTAAATACAAATACATTATTCAAAGTCATTTTCAAATTGCAAGGCCCGTCATATTTAGCTACTTCACCAAACGTCATACTTACAGGATGGCCGAATGGATTTGGAACTAAATCATTTTCGTTATAAGGTAAGTTTTCACCTTTTGGAAAATATAAATGAGCAAATGTCATTTCCTTTAATTGAGGAGAATGTAATTGCGTTCCATATACCGGATATTGTCCAGGTGACGAACTATCTGTAGATACTTGTATTCTGTTATCAAAATGCTTATTGAAGTTCTTTTGTAACAAACTTAACAAATAGAAATCACTAATCTTTGAAATACCTAATAAGTGGATATAACCGTTACGTTTCTTTTCGAATTCTCTTTCCTTTAACAATACAGCTAACGCATAGAAGAAATCAACTAAACGTTGAGGACCACCTACACACCATCCACCAAATTCAAAGTCTCTTACTTTATCATACCAATACGAATACTGATATGTATTAGAGCCTTGCAATACATTTAAGAATGTACATTTACCTGATTGATGTTCTTCGAACCATTTAAAGTTTTCTAAGCTAATCGATAACGAATCTTCGAATCTATTAGCATAACGAGTTCTTGGCGGGATATCCAGATTAGCTGCTATATCCGCATTATTTTCTAACCAATGGAAAATAGTTTCTCTAATTTCCGGACTCCATTTCAGAGCGCCACGTGCTAACTGGAAACCTCCAGAGTCACCAAATACGAAAGCTTTCTCTAATCCGAAATCTTTTCTTGTCTCAGGCTTTTTGTAATAATGTCCTGCCGTAACAAGAAAGTACGGATGTCTCCACTCCTCTGGGAAGCTTTCATCCCAAAATCTACATGTTAATCCTGGCATAACATCTTTGTTCTTTTTAAATGCTTCTGCCGTACCACCCGCCGATAAAGACGGGAAGTAAATGAATCGTTTTTGTTTATTTTCCATTAAATATTCCTTTTAAAAGGTTGTCGCAGCTAAAGAAGCTGTCCAATTGTGTTGTTAGTTCTGGTAATGATTCAGCAATTAAATCATAATTCGTCATCCACTCACGTATAAAGCTTTCTACTAAATCAGCATGTGCTAAATAGTCCTCATACGATTCTGTCCATATACTTGGATACTTGAAGGTATTTGTATACATTTCTGTATAACTTAACCTATCAGGTACCATAGGAAGTGCTCCAGATAAAGCACCTTCGTAACAAGAGATACCTAAAGTTTCTTGCAGATTAGCGGAAAAAACTAATTTTGATTGACGTAAAAGGGTGTGATAATCTGCTTTACTTAGGTTCTGCTCTTGACAAATAATAAATTCGTAATCTGGCATTCTACGTGCAAGGTCTTTGAAAATTTCTACTTGCTTTTCTGGAGCTATCCTATGTGGAAATAATATAATGTCTTTTTTCGATTTTTCAAAATTTAAAGTATTTTTTAGATACTCCATTGGCCAACCGGTTAGACAAACTTTACTTCTTTCTATATCGAAAACCTGAGTAAATATATCAACATGAAACTTCGTTGCGAACCAATTGTAATCAATTGCATTCATCATCGCTTTTTCTGTATATCTTACCCAAGGCTTGTTACCAATCAATCTTCCTAAGAAGTCTTGAGGGTCATAACTACCTGCATGCCATAATGCATGAATCTCTACAGGTATTTGTAATAATTCACTCATATACTTTACTTGTAGAATCGTTGGATTCCAAGCATCTGTATATAAAAATTTATCACCAGCTGCAATTTGGCCGTTACAAAACATTTCAGCTATCAATAATAGTTGAGATGACTTGTACATATTAGTTCCGCCAAAGTTTAAAAATGCGCCAGGAGTCGTTGCAGTCGGAATGTCGTCTAGACCATATACCGTACGAACATTCCAATCTAAGTTATTCGTTTGAATATAATCTGATAATCGTTTCGGAAGATATGTTTTCCATTCGCCTGTATAGCGAGATTCAACTGCTTCTAAGTCTACTAAGTATAATGTACTCATAATGTTGATTTTTTACTATCGAATTTATAATCGTCTGGTACTGAAGTTTGCATTGTACATTTAACTACATTATAAGTAGTAAATGGCTTCGTAACAATCTTTAATATATCATTTTTCTTTAACAATTCCAATTCTGGACAGTCTAAAGACAACATAATTCTACATCTATTAAACAATGTAGGCGGTACTTTCTTTAACAATTCCGGAGTAACTTCTAACGTAACAATTTGTCCGCCATCTAAGCATTCTTCAATACTACCCCAAAATAGCTTTTCTACATAACTAATACAAAAGTAAACATGCGGATACCTATTATATTCGCCAGGTATTCTCGTTCTTACGAAACAGGTTTCAACATCGGCAAGAGGTCCTTCTACTTCTTTACCGAAAAAATATTCATTTCCAAACATATGATTAATATAGAATATTTTCTTTAAAATGAAAAGAAAGTTGTTAGATTTTTATTGTTCGGAATATCGCCCCAACTCATGGCATCATAATACGATTGTAACTTATTAGTCATAATCTTTTCGTATATAAGATTGTTATTCAAATGTTGTTTCAAAAAGTCCATAATTGGTTCTGGGTCATTCTCATCCAATATTGCAATCGTTTCGAATCCGTAAGCGTTAGGCTTAATGTAGGCCCATTTTATCTTTTGTCCAGCATCTATTGGCGGCAAATGGTTCAATCCTAAAATATGTAACATATTATTATAGTTGATTGCCGACTTGATATGTACTGGCGTACCTTTTCTAGCTTCTGAGAAACCATCAGGTCGTTTCGTTACATATTCCGTAATCTTCTTAATTGAACTTGCTGGCATAATCTCAGTTACGTTTTCTACTGTTAACAGATACTCTTTAAAATCTAATACCGTAGTATCTACACTTTCTTTAGTATCGTTATTCAATATCTTCATAAGTAAGTCTGACATATACTCTCTAAACTTCTTAGGGAAGTTAGAACGTACCACATCTAAACCTTTTACATCTAACTTATAAGCTTTTGCACCTTTTGTAATGTCTGATATAGATACACCTTTTTCTGATATAATCTTTTGAGCATAACGTTTCTTAGCAATCCATAATGCGCTTTCCGCAACATATTCTTGCTTAAACGTCCAGAAATGCTTATCTACATTACAATATGACTTCGCAAATTCATCAAATGAATCGTTGATATATTTTTCTACCGCCTGACTAGTTTTAAATGTTACGGAAGCTCTTTCATCATATGATAATGTTCTACCTTGCTTCTTTTCCATTAATTCGATAATTGGCATAGCCGAGAAGAAATTCGAATCCGTATCTACATATAATACATAATCTCTATCAACTCCGGTTTTTTGCGTAAACCATTCATTACCTCGTTTCATAGCTTGCTTAACAACAGCTTGACCCGTAATGGTTGTAGCTTCAGCATTATCAACGTCATAAAAACGGAATGCACGATTACCTAACACACCATATAACGAGTTCGAAATAATCTTTTGAGTTAACTGACGAGATTCGTAATAATCTGCCAATTGTCTATTACCTTCTTGCTTGTATTTTTTAGCAAATGCTCTAAACTCTTCACGTTCATCCATCCAACGTTCTAATATAGATGGAATCAAACCTTTACGAGTTAAATCATATACTACACCATTAGCAGCTACCGAACAATTATTTTCAATTAAGAATTGTCTAAACTCAGCACTTGTCCATTTTTTAGACTTAGACTTTAAAGTAAAAATAAAGTTTGGATTCGTAACGAATTGGTCTTTATCCCAATTATCAACTTTAAACATCTTCGTTTCTGGCGACATGTTTAATGTACGCTGGGTTGATGGGTATAGACCTGAAGCATCCTCGTCAAACACCCACTCATATCTACCTGGTATTGGGTCTTTAACAAATGCTCCCGTAAATCCATCTTCATCGTCCGTATCTATCTCATCCACATCATCATTCGACGACATTTTATTAGGAGCAACTATGCCAGCGCGTTTTAAGAATGTTAAGCATGCACCATCTAATGTCTGGGTTGCAGCATACACTCTACTATATGGTACATGTCCTTTATGACATATATTTCGAGCCAAATCGATAAATTTTAACTTTTCATCCAATTCAACTATCAACGTAACGTCCGTAATGTTATAGTCAATAAACTTTTCGATATCAGTCGCGTATAATTCATCTAATGAGCCTTCATATTCAACTTTGCCTTTATTTAATTCCTTGCGCGATATAAAGTCCAAAGCATATGATGGCTCTTCGTTATACGTGTACTGACGGTATAATCTCATATAGTCAAAACATGTTACACCTGCAATGGTATACTGTTCATACTTACGGTCCTTTTCAATTATACCTATAGGACTTAATTTGTTAACAATCTCATCATCTAACTTTCGTTTTAAACGATTAATTAGATACGGAATATCAAACTTATCCGAGTTCCAACCCACTACAATTGTAGGAGCCAATTCACTCCATAACTTAACAAATAAAAGTAATAGCTGTTCTTCGTCCGGACATTTAAAGATGTTACCTTTAGCAGTTTTCTCTAACTTAATTTTCGGTACTGTAGCATCTAACAATAAAATGTTATTTTGTTTATGAACTGAATCATAATATGCAATCGAGTTAATAACGTTAGCAGCATCTTCTACTGTTGAATAGCGTCTAGCATCATCTCGTTGCACCTCAATATCAAAAAACATCGTACGATGCTTAGTTGACATTTCATCCGATTCAAAGTACATGTCGATTAGCGTTCTTGTTTCTGGATTCACATCTGATTCATATAATAGATGTTCTTCTTCTCGTTTCCAACCCTTAACCTTTTCTACTCGAGTTCCGTCTAATGCTCTTAATGTACCACTCGGAGATTTTTTATATGCGTATTTTCTAAACGGTATACGCGAGTAACCGGTTTCATCATCCCATAAATGGATGA